CAGCCCCATGAGACTCACAGCGACACCTCAAACTCGATTCCAAACGCTTCGAGCCAGCCGATCGCGGACGCGATGGCTTCGGACTGCGCCGCGTCCAACTGACCGATCAGCCACGCCCAGTATTCGGGCGACTCGACGTGCTCATCGCGCACAGCGATCGCGCACGCGGGCAGGTACTCACTGCCGACGCTTAGGCACTCGATCTCGAAATCGAGCGCCGCCGCGAGCGGGTGATCCATGATCTCGAACCGCGACATGTACTGTTCTCGTGACATCCAATCCCCTCTTTCGTCGACCTCTTTCGTCGACAGTTAGAGCGTGGGCTATCCACGAGACGTTGTCACGTGGTTAGCCCACGATCGGGGTTACAGCTGGCCTAGGTTCGCGAGCGCGTCGCACACCGCGCGACTCGCAGCCGGGTGGCCGGCGAGCGCTCCGAGGATCGCGCGCCTGACGGCCGCCCAACGGGGGTGTTCGCGGATAATCCGATCCTCCGACAGTGACGCCTCAAGCTCCAGCTTGTGGCGCAACGTCAGGATCCTGGCTTCGGTGTCCGCGAGCTTGACCCGCTCGGCGGGCAACAGGTCCCGCTCGGATTCGGCGCGGATCTTAGACAGCAGTCGCAAACACGATTCCAGCGTCGTTGGCGGCGGCCCAGTGTCCGGCGCAGCGGGGGGCGCTGCATGACCGTTGCCGCCCACGGGGGGCGAGGCTTCGGCGCCCTGAGTCGCGGGCGGCTGCGACCACGACAGCGCCGGAATGCCGTACGCGCCGAACAGTGCCGCGCGTTGCGCGATATCGGGTTGGTTGACTCCGTTGCGCCAGTTCAGCGGGCTTTGCCGCGACTTGCACCGCGTAACCTCCGCAATGTCCGCGAGCGAGCCGGGCACGAGCATCAAGAGTCGCTGGCCTTCCGACTTGACGATCACATGCCCGGCGATGGTAGCCATACGCTCTTTCGGCGTTGGAGGTCGGCGGCCCGGTGTCCGTTTTCGCATATATTCTGTCTAGTGGCCCAGGGGGGTAAAGTGATCCGGTTTAGTCTCTCGCGGCACTTGGGCCTTTAGAATCTCTGTGACTGTTGGTGCACCCCTTGCCGCTTGCCGCTGCCTCTTGAGTGCTTGCCAGCATTCAAGGTGAAAGCGCACCGAGCTATCACGATTCGGAAGTAACGCCTTGCCGCACCGATCGCATCGCCTTCTCTTGCTCTCACAAGTTGCCGAGCGCGCCCGCAAGTTCCTTTTTCGGTAGCCGTCGCGCTTCCACGCTGCGCGCATCGCACACGATAGGCACTTGCCGCGCATCGTCTTGCCGCACACGTCACACGTCTTGTTATCCCGCCGCTGTGGCGCTTTCGGCTCGCCCTGTGTGTGTGCGCGCGCGAAGGCGACAACACATTTGCGATGCATTTTAGATCTTAGTCGCTTGAGTGGTACGTCAGGCGTAGGACAGTGCTCGTATTGGCAACGGTAACGAGCGGCCGTGCGCGCTTGCCGGCATTCCTTGTGCAGCGATTCGCGAGTGCGACCACTGCCGCGCCCGTGGCATCGAACGCGCACCAAGTCGCCGCGCTTGCACAGTTCATACGCGCATGGTCGCAGTTCGTATTTCTGACGCTTTCCTAACGCTCGAAGCCTGCAACGCGCATGCATTCCAGACTGCGCCCCAAACGCCACTGGAACGTCGGGCGTTTCGCATGCCGAATACGCACACGGCCGATTCTTGTTGGGAGGTCGCGCCAACACCGCGACATGTCGACATGCCATATGCATACGTTGCTGTCGCTTCGGCGTGGGACCGTGGCTCTCGACCGGCCGCAAAGGCGTCGGGCACGCGGGCCAAACACACCGGGCGAAACCAAGATCCGCATGCTTCGCCAACACGAGCCGCCCTTGCGTCTCAACGATTTCTTTTGCGCTGAACGCGTAACCGCAGTTCGAACAAACGCGCGCACCAATCGGCAACGCGCAGCCACACTCGCCGCACAGCTTTTCGGGCGTGCTGCCCGGCTTTGGTGCCCTGCGTGCGCGTTCGCAGCCATCGAGCGAGTACGCAACATCATCGAGCGGCAAGCCGTGAACGTGTGCATTGCCAGCATGGTCTAGAACAAGCGGTGTCGGCGTTGCCTCGCCGGCTGTTGGCCGGGTAATGCGCCCGCACATTTGATTCCACAAGCCAGTTGACATCGTGGGGCGGGCGACGATAGCGACCTTTGCTTCGGGACAATCCCAACCCTCGGTTAGCACCATGCAGTTCACGATCACAGCAGTCGCGCCGCTGACAAGTCGCTCAAGCATAGCAACGCGCCCAGCGGTTGGCGTTGTGCCGGTCAGCAGGTCAGCGACGACACCGTGCGCTTGAAACGCTTCCACGATGTTGCGCCCATGCTCGACGCTAACCGCATAACAAACAGCCGCGCGACCCTGCGCATGTCGTGCATGGTGCTCGACGATGTTCCCTACGAGTTGCTTTCGATTGACAGCGCGGGCAAGGGCGCCACGGGCGAAGTCGCCGGCGATCACGGGAACGTCGGTTAGGTCCGCGCGCTGATCCTTTGGCACCGTATACACGCGTGGCTTGAGCAACCAACGCGCAGCCACCAAAGCGCTCGGCGGCGCTGAGCACACGATGTCGTCGAACAGATCGCCGAGCGGCGCGCCGTCCAAGCGATACGGCGTCGCCGTCAACCCGTACACGGTGGCAAGCGGATAATCAGCGAGCAAAGCGCGGTAGCTTGGTGCTGGCGCATGGTGCGCTTCGTCGATCAGCACAAGCGATGCGCCAAGCGCGTCATTACGCCTCGCCAGCGTTTGTATGCTCGCCACCTGGATCGACGCGTTCGGCCTGGCGCGCAAGATGTCTCGCTCGGCTACGGCGCGCGCGCCACCCAGAATCACACCTACGTTGCGGACCGCAACGCCGCTATCGCGCAAGCGCTGTACGGCTTGCTTTACAAGTTCTCGCCGGTGCACCACGAACAGCACGCGCTGTCCGCCCGCAATCGCATGGCGCATCAGCGCGGCAGCGACAATCGTCTTACCAGAACCAGTTGGCCCAACGATCAGCACACGACGCGCGGGCGATCGCCTGATCCGGCGTAGCCAGTCAGTCTCATAGTCGCGTAGTTTCACGGCACACCACCTCGCAGCTTTTCGATCTCGCCAGAATCGACCGGACGCCAGCGACCGTCATCGCCTCGCGCCGCGCCGCACAGCACGGCCCACGTAATGCACGCGCTATCGCCCAACGCGTAGCGCGTTGCGCCGCACGCAGTGTGCTTGCCGCATGCGCTGCAAACCCAACGCTGGTTCGCGCCCGCGCGCTGATCAGCGCACACGACGCACCGGCCCTTTGTCCTGCAAGCCTTCGAGTATTGCGCTTGCCGGGAGTTGATACCCGTGCGCGGCGAGTAGCTCTTGCATGATCGCGATCAGCTCGGCGGCCACATCGATCTCCGGCTGACCCCACTTCTCAGCGAGCTGACGCACTACAGACCGCGCGGCGTCGATGGGGTTTTCACTCATCGCGCACCATCCTCTGCAGCGGGATCGTCGTCGACGTCGTGCGCGTACGGGTTGCGCACGCCGAACAGCAAAGCGAGCAACAACCCGAGCACGCTCACGAACACGAAGATCACGTCTTTGCCTGCGCTCACACTTCGACCCCGCGCAGCACACGCTCGGCACGCGACAGCGCGGCGCATTGGCGCTGCCCGCACGCGCGCGCGTCATCGTGCAGGGCCGGGGAGTCGCGCGCCAACCCATATAAAGTGCACGCCAGCGCTTGCAACGCGCCGTGTTCGAAGTCCGATAGCGCGCTGACGTTGCGGATCGTCTCAATGATCATCGGCCGCGCCCAGCGTCGATAGTCAGCGGTGTTGGTCATGCTGCCTCGGGCGCGGGCGGCTCGGCCGGTTTGCCGGGGCATTGCGCCATGCGCTCGGCGTACGCGACGCGCGCGTCAGCAAGACTCTGCAATAGGCCTTCGAGCTCGTACGGCGGCGGCATGCTTTCCACGTCGGCCAACACGGCGATCATCTTGTGCTCGGGCGCAAGCGCGCGCAGTTCCTCTATCGCTCGCCGAAACACATCGCGAGTGGCGTTATATTGGTCTGTGACGTATTGCAGCACCACGCGCTCGATCGCGTCGCCCGCGGGCTTCACGCAAAGCTTAGCGAACACCTGCAGACGCTCATCGCACAGCCCTGCCGCCGCAAGCGCGCCCGCCGAAACGATGCCCGCGAGCTCATCGATCTGATTCTCGCGCGTCATCGCTCGCGTCTCGAAAAAGCCGCACATACAAATGCCCGGCCCATGCGTGCCTGCTGCCGCTTCCGTGGTCGTGGTCGTGGTCGTGTCGCTATCCATGCCTGATCCCCATGTGGTGCGTTATTTGCGAATGTACGACTTACCGATTATTGATTCAGTCCGCAACGTCCAACGGGCACGCACACGCCAAGTTTGAACGCCCACAGCGCGCACATGGCCGGTACGTAATGCCGTCTGGACATGGCGCGAGCTGCGCATGCCAATCGTGCGGAACCAACGCGCTCAGCGGCGAGTGCGTGTCGCGCATGCATCGATCCAGCACCGCGAACCTCGAACAGTTGGCAGGCGCGAGCAGCGCGATCATGCGGCGCACGCGCGACCGCCACAGCTTGCGACGTTTCTTTTCGCTGCGCGCAGTCATCGCAGCCGAAACCCGACGCCCCCATATGTCGCGAGCAGCACGATCGCCACGAACAGCACGACGATCCAAACCGCGGGGTTGGCCGGCGTGCGCAGTGCGGGCAGCGAGTTGACGATCGTGATGATCAACCAGATCACGAGCAGTGCGAGCAGCAGTTGCAGCAGCGTCATAGCGAAGCCTCTTGTGCATGCGTGGTTGGTAGTTCGTTGCCGTACTGAAACCAGCCGGGGTAGGCGCGCCGCGCGAACAGCTCGACGTACGGGCCGCCGGGCACGAGTCGCTCAGCAATGCCATAGATCGCGTTTGGCTTGCGCGAGTGCTCCAACACCGGCGCGTCAAACACAGAGCGCACAGCGCGGTCAGCGACGCGGACGCGCCCGCGCACGCCGAGCAAGCACGTTTCGTGAGCCGCGCGCACGTATCGGCCCATGCCAAACCACTGCTTGCCCGTCTTCGTGAGCTTGCGCCAAACGAGCTCACTCTTGAGCTCGAAGCCCCACGCCTCCATGACGGCGAGCGCTTCGGTTTGCATCGCCGCGACGCGCCACAGCATCAGCAAGCAGTCATCCGCAATCGGCGGCAACGGCATGTGCGCGAGTTCATCTACCGTCATGCACGGATAGTGCTTTGCGGCGCCCCGACCCTTACCGGGCAACGCGTCGCCGAACTTCCACGGCGGATCGGCCAATAGCACGCGCGCGCCGCTCATTCGCTGCCGCCTAGTTTGTCGTGAAACACGACCGTCACAGCGGCGCACTCATCCCAGCAATCATCAATGCGGCCATCGTCAGCCCAATCGAAGTTCGCAACGCGCCGCGGCACGAGCTCGCCGCGCATGCGCCTACGCCGCTCGACGCGTTGCACGACGCGCGCATCATGCCGCTTCGGAAACAGGTCATCGTTGCGCACGGTCGTACCCGTTGATTGTCATTGTTTCGTCTTTCACGTTGCCTCACCTTCCTTGCGTCCAATTCTTGAGCGACGCGCGCTGTGCGCGTACGCCGATCGCCACGCCCACCTTGGCGGCGTGCGCGCCCCATCGCGCGATCAGGATTGCGGGCGCTTCGTCCGGCCCGACTGGCCGCCGCGTCAGCCGCTCAGCGGCGGCTTGTTCGACAGCGCGGATTTCCTCGCGCTTCATGCCGTGGCTGATCCGCCCAAGCACCGCGCTGCGCCACGTGCTCGGCATGACGCGCACGACGCGCCCGCCCGCTTGCCCGGCGTCACGCCACGCCCGTAACCATCGTTCACTGGCCGCGCCCAGTGCCGTCACGATCCGCACGTCGCCGCCCCACGGCGCCTCGAGCACCATCACCAGAGGCACGCGCGCGAGCTCGCTCAAGTTGCACGCCCACGAAACCCGCTCATCGAGCCCGGCCGTGTCGTGCGTATGAATCTCGCCCGAGTCGACGCGCTGGCCGTTCACGCTGATCGCCCACCCCGATACGGTCGCCGTGTCGACCGCAAGGATCGCCGCCAACCACGGCGCGGGGGCCGGTGCTGGCGTCGTGCGCGAAGCGCGTGACAGCGGCGTCGGCAGCCGAGCAGTACCGTCAATACCGGGCAGTACCGGCGCGCCAGCCGGTACGCCGCGCCCGCGCCCGCGTGCCCGCCTCATGCGAACACCTGCACGAGCTCAGCGCCCCACGCACTCAGCACCCGACCGACCGACCACCCGAGCGGCTCGACGCGCGCGCTCGGCGCTACGTCACCCATCGCTTCAACTAGCCGCACGCGCCATGCCGGCGACGTTCGCTTGTAGCCAATCCACGCGATCAGCGCCGCCGCTTGGCCGCGATCGCTCTCTGCGCCCGTAATGAGCGCCGCCCATTCGGCCCAGTTGAGAACAGGCACGCCAAGCCGCCTAGCTGCCTCTATACGGCTCGCTCGCTCCGACACGTCCAAGCGTACCGGCTCGGCGCCCACGGCCAGCACGAGCGAGACCTGTGCGGGCAGCGACTCGAGTAACCGCGCCTCGAAGCCCAACACCTCCCGACAACCGAGGCTTTGAAGTACCGATTTTCTGCCGGTACTCGTAGGCAGTATTCGAGCGCGTGCAGGAGTACCGCGTACGGCCCCTACTACGTAGGGGGGCCGGTACTCGGTGGTACTCGGTACTGCACAGGTACCGGTACTCCGGGCGGTACTGACCGGTACTTCGGTACTTGAGTCCGAATTCACATCCTGACCCCATAGCCCGAGTTGGTTAGTCTGCTTAGGTGACATCTAGCTATCTCCGGCTACGCGGTAGCGTTTCGATCCATCGGCCTCGAACGTCATGAGCCGACGCTCATCCACCAGGGCGCCGAGCACCTTGAAGGCCCGAGTGCGGCCCATGCCGGCGCGCTCGATCAGCGAGTTGGCCGTGATCCCGCTGTTGGCGCGCACGACCGCGAGCAGCCGCTCGGCGTCGAGCCCAAAGCGCGCAATCGCCTGAGCGCTCGGGTCGCTCGGCGCGCCGGCCGACCACGTCACCGTGACGCCCGCGTTCGCGTTGCCGTCGATCGCGATATCGTCGACCGTGAGCTCGAAGGCGGGCACCTTCGGTCCCTCGGCTTCGGCCGGCTGCTTTTGCTGCGAGACGCGCTTGGGACCGTTGCCCGATTTCGAGGCCTCGAAAATCAGCACGCACCCGCACGCGTCGAAGATGGCCGAACTGCCACGCGTGATCATGCGCTTGTCGCCGTCGCCGTCCGCTTTGGGCTTGCCCGCGTGGTGCAACACGATCGACGCCGCGCCCGTGCGCTCGCTGGCATAGGTCAGGAGATCCAACGTGCGACGGATCGAGCTGTCGTTTTCGTCCGACGCGGGCGCAGCGCCGCGCAGTGCGTCGATAATCACGAGCTCGTAGCCATCGAACGCGGCTAAAAACTTTTCTTGCGCGTCCGCGTCGTCGAGATAGACGCGCGGCAGCACGCCAAGAAACAGACGCAGCCCGAGCGCGCCTGCGTCGATCCCATGCCCGCGCGCGAGGCGCTGGTAGCGCTTCATGCTGGCGTGTTTGCCTTGCTCGTAATCGAGGTGCAGCACCTTGCCGCCGACGCTGCACGCGTACTGATTCCAGATCGGCGTGCCCGACGCTTTGGCAAGCGCCATTTGCTGCGCGGCAAGCGTTTTGGCCGAAGCGCCATACCCCGCGATCATCGCCGGCCGGCCCGGCCCAATCTGCAACCCCGGCACGGCCCATTGCGACGGCGGCAGCGGCGCAAAGATCTCGGGCACGCCCACCACCACGATCCCGCCCGGCGCGTCGCTCGGCGGCGGCGCGCTCGACGCGCTCGCCGCGCGCGGTGCACTCGAGTGCGCGTGCCCGTTGGCGCGTGACGGTTCGGGCACCTCGCGCCCGCCCTTTTTCAGCGCCCCATCGAGCCCTGACTTGATCGTGCGCCTGATCTCGAGATCTTCGAGCCCGACAGCGTGCGCGGCCTTCGTGAGCTCGTTGCGAAGCACGCTGACGTCGAGCGCGCCCGACGCCACGAGCTGCCCGAGCTTGAACGCTGCGCGGTTCAGCGTGTCGTTGCGCGTGCCCGGCGCGGACGTGCGGACGCTCGACGACTCCGCGTCGACGGCTCCACGCGTGTACGCCTCGCGCCGATCGGCTTCGTGTGTGTCGCTCGACGCGCCCCCCGTGGTTGGCACTCCCGTCACAGGCGAATACGGCGCGAGCTCGATCGCTCCTACGCGCCGGCCGGGTGCCCACGCATAGCGCCAGCCCGACACGTGCACGCTTGGCGGCGCAATGATGTAACCACCGTCGCCGCGCACGTCGATCCCTGGCAACACGTTGGCTTCGGTTTTGACCGGCGTGCCGGGATGCGCGCGCAGCAAGTGATAGCCGCTCGCTGTCAGCGACATAGGCGTGATCGGCAACGCGCCAAGCCGTTCGATCGACTCGAGTCCTCTGGGGCCGTCGACGTCGATCACGACCACGCCCGACCTTGCGCCCGTCACGATCGCGATGTTCGAGTGCGGGTTGCGCGCCCACCACGCGCGGATCATGGTCGCGTCTGTTGTCGCAGCGGCAGCCCAATCGCTGACGCGCGGGTGTTTGGCGGGACGCTTGCACGCGACGCCGTCGCTGCACGTGCACACGCCGTTGACGGCGTTGAATACGGGGAACACGGGCAGCCCGAGCTCAGCGTAGCCAAGCGCCGCGTCGACCATGCGCAGCTGTTGGCTGCCGTCGCCATTCATGGCGTGCACTGGGCCTCGTAGTCCGTGCACTGGCAAAAGACTTCACAGCCATGGTCATCGTGAGCGACGATCTCAATGCATTCGTGACCGGGCGTGTTGTGTTGGGCATGCGAATGCCCGCAGTGCGCGCATGGCGGCCAGCTGGAAAGGTTGCGGCGCAACACCCGCTCAAGTCGTTCCGGATTCGCCACGCTGACCCTCCGATCAGACAGAACGGAGTGAGCGCTTTTTGCCTTTGGCGGGAGGTTTGGGGACGGGCTTCGCGCGTGGCTTGCGGATCGCGGCGGCGAGCTGTTCGCGTTTGGATTCGAGTAGCGGCGCCTGCAAGTCGCTCGTCATCTCGGCGTCAAGCGTTGCGCCGACCGGCACGGCTTCGAAGTTGAGCGGTGCTTGGCGGTCGGCGGCGGTCATGGCGCGCGCTTCGACTTCTTCGCCGGTGTCCTGGCGCACGAGTGACCAGCGGTTTTCACGCTCGAACGCGATCCACTTGCAGATCACGACGCGCATTTCTTCGCCGCGCTTGATCACGTGCGCGAGCTCGTTGCGCCGTTCTACCTGTTCGCGAATCGCCGTGTTGATCGGCTTGCGATCCATCTTGAGCTGTTCGATCTTGAGCTCGGCGGCGCTCATTTGCTGCCCCCGCTCGCGCAATTCTTCCTTGGTTAGCTGCACGTGCAGCCTGCGCTCAATCGACACGTCTTCGTTTACGCTTTTGGTCGTCGCGCTCATTCTGATCCTCAAATCGTTGGCGCAGCTCACGGCTGCGCGGTCATCAAAAGCCGGGCGTGCGCGCGATGCGCGCGGCGTACTCGGTTTCCCATTCCGCGCTGAGCCGGCGGAACATGTGCGGGATCCCGCGGTCTGCTGCGCGCGTGATCGCGGCTTCCATGCCCGACGAAACGCCAAGGTCGAAGTACACGGCCACGAAATCCGCAGCGGCGAGCCAGCTTAGGTGCGCACCGATCCCAAGCTCGCGGTGCTCGGGCGACTCGTCATCGAGCACGAGCGGGTACAACAGGTGCCCAAGGAACGGGGCCTCGTTGCGCAACAGACAGTCGAGCATGCAGCACTGCGCGTAGCGGGCGTTGCGCGCGACGTCGCCGCGCAGCGGGCTCTCGACGCACACGCGAATCACGCGGCCACCTTGCGGCGCTTGCGCGCGCGTGCCGGACGTTTCGCCGCTGCGAGCTGCGCGCGCTTCGATACGCGCTTTGCTGGACGCTTGCCGACGCGGTGCGTCATGAGCTCGCGCACCGTGACAGCGCCGCCCGTCGCACGCGCGATCAACTCGGCGCGTTCGTAATCACGCACGACGCGTTTTTCGCTGTAGTACTCGTGCAATGCTGGGTAGGCGATCCCTGTCGCACGTTCGACCGTGCGCAAGATCCCCCACTCGCGATCATTGACCCATTCCCACAGACGCATGCAGCGTTGGTACGGGCTCGCGGATTATCCTGTCAAGCGGATAATCGCTCTACCACCTGGACACACACACTCTTTCGAGCAAGTATTGCGCGCGCGGGATATTTGACAGACTATGCACCGTAGCCGTTGGCGCTAGCCGATTGAGTAGCAGAAAAGCGTATGCCAGCACACAAGTCGCTACCTGAGCCAAACTCCGCCGATCCGTTGTCGGAACCGACCGTCAACCGCCGCGTGTGGGCCGCGTATTTGCGCGCCGGCTACACGTCGCGCGCGGACTGGGCGCGCGCGCTCGGCGTCGCCCGCTACCAAAATACGATCGAGTGGGACAAAGAAACCAAAGGCTACGACCTTGCGACGCTCGCGCGCGCGGCCGATCTCGTGGGCTACACGATTGATGAGCTCGTGCACGGTCATCGCCCGGCCGCGCAGCGCGTCGTCGAGCCCGCGCTCGTGACTGACGCGGACCTGATCGACGCGCTCAATACGCTCGGCGCGACGCCCGAGCAACGTGAAGCGCTGGCCGAGTGGAGGCTATCGCCCGCGGGCAAGTTCGCGGATGTCACGTTGACGTACGTCAGGCGATTTTGTGCGGCCTACAGCAACGCGCGACGCAAAGGCGCCGAGCACGCGAGCGCGATTGTCGAGGCGAACAACAGCGCGCGTCATGCACGCGTGCTGAGCGCAACGGTCGCGCGTGGTGGCCGCCCGGTCAGCACGAGCGCGCTCAAAGCGCTCGGCGCCGAGTTGCGCGCCGTCGACGGCAAACCACAGCGCCGCAAGCGCTGACCCCTACGCGACGCGCACGTCGTCGACGAACATCGTGCGCGGTTCGCCGTCCTCGCCGCCCGGATCGGGCGTGTTGCACAGCGCAACAGCCACCTGCCCGATCGCGAGCGAGGTTGATCGCAGCGCGCCCGTGCGGCGCAGGACATAACTCGCGCATCCGCGCGCCACGAGCGCGGCGCGAACGACGGGCGGTGCGCACGGGTCAATCGTGATCGTCCCGCCGTCGTTTGCTTGGTCGATTCGCAGCGCGAAGCGCGCACCCGGTATTTCCAGGACCCGCAGCCCGAGCACGCAGGCGAGCTCATCCGGGACCATGGGTGCCGATAGGTTGGACAACGCTTCGACCGATTGCACGATGCGCGCTAGCGACGTCGGGGTTTCCATGCGCCGGATCGATCGCCGAAACGGTTAGCGGCGTCACGCACAATATCCGGATTCGCGGAATTTCAGTGATCCACAGTAACCGGCTCGTGTCCGGTGTGTGACACGGCCCGACTGTGGCCCGCACTGAAACGATCTGACGCTGCGTGCTGTTTGCGAATATCCGCTTGACAGGATAATCCGCGGCGGCGTACACACGGCGCATGTCGAGTCGCCCGAGCGGTCTGCGCCTGTTGACCAACAGCGAGATCAAAACGTTTCGCCGTTGCGTGCGCGAGCACCACTACGCCTATCGGCTCGGCGTGCGGCCCGTGCGCGAAGCTGAAGCGTTGCGTGTCGGAACGCTATTGCACCGCGGCCTTGAGACGTATTGGTTGCAGTGGACGCAATGGCGCCAGTCGCCCGATCTCGCGTTCGAGTGCGCGCTCGATGCGATGCGTCCCTTTGCGCTCGACGCGTACGATTACGAGCGCGCGCACGCGCTCATGCTCGGCTATCACGAGCGCTGGTTACCTGAGTACCTCGCGAATGAGTTTGAGGTGCTCGGCGTCGAGCTCGAGTTTACCGGCGCGCCGCTCGTGAACCCGGCGACCAACGCGTGGTCGCGCACGTTCGAGCTCGGCGGCAAGCTCGACGCGCTGATCCGCCGGCAAAACAGGCGCGTCTATCTGATCGAGCACAAGACGACGTCGGAAGAGATCGGGCCGGGCTCGCCGTACTGGCAACGGCTGCAGCTCGACGCGCAAGTATCGATGTACTTCCGCGGCGCACGCTCGCTCGGCTTCGACGTCGCGGGTTGCGAGTACGACGTACTCAGCAAGCCGAAGCTGCGCCCGTTCAAGGCGACACCGATCGAGTCGCGCAAGTACAAGACAACCGGCGAGTTGTACGCAAACCAACGCGCCGACGATGAAACGCCCGAGCAGTTCGGCGTGCGCGTCATGGAAGAGATCGCTGGCAACGCCGATCGCTACTATCAGCGCGGGATCGTCGTGCGGCTCGACGCCGAGGAACGCGACGCCGCTTTCGACGTGTGGCAGACGACGCGCGTCATGCGCGAGGCCGAGCTCGCTCAGCGCTACCCGCGCAACCCTGAGTCGTGCATGCGTTGGGGCCGCGCGTGTGACTATTTTCCGGTGTGCACGGGCGCGGGCTCGCTCGACGACGCGAGCGAATACCGCCACGTCGATAACGTGCACGAGGAACTGAGCGCACGCGTATAGCGCCGCTCCACATAGGACGGGTGTTCGCGCACGACGCGCGAGCCGGAACCGAAAGAGGGAACCAATGTCCACAGCAATCACAACGGGCGCTTCGCCGCCCACGACAGCGCGCGCAACAGCACGCACGCGCATGAGCCTGAACGCCGTGATCACGGGTCGGCTGGCGAAGCCAATGCGCGTGCTCGTCTACGGGATCGAAGGCGTGGGCAAGTCGACGTTCGCCGCGGGCGCGCCCAAGCCGATTTTTCTCGGCGCTGAAGACGGTACCAGCGAGCTCGACGTGGCGCGGTTTCCCGAGCCGCTCAGCTACGCCGACGCGCTCGACGCGTTCGATCAGCTGATCGACGAACCGCACGAATACCGCACGCTAGTGATCGATACGCTCGATTGGCTTGAGCCGCTCGTATGGCAACACGTATGCGAGACCAGCCGCGACAAGCTCGGCAAGCCGTACAAGTCGATCGAAGACTTCGGGTTCGGCAAGGGCTACACCGCGGCGTTGCTCGCGTGGCGTGAGCTCGTGAAGCGAATCGAGCTGCTACGCGAAAAGCGCCATACGCACCTGATCATGCTCGCGCACAGCTGGATCAAGCCGTTCAAAAATCCGGAAGGCGAAGACTTTGACCGCTACGAAATGAAGCTCGACAAACGCGCGGCGGCGCTGTTGCGCGAGCAGTGCGACGCGGTGTTGTTCGCGACGCACGAGACGCTCACCTACGAGTCGAACGGGCGCACCAAAGGGATCAGCTCGGGGGCGCGCGTGCTGTACACGCAGCGCCGTGCGGCATGGGACGCGAAAAACCGATACGACCTCCCCGAAACGCTGCCGCTCGATTGGGGCGCGTTCGTCGAAGCCGTGATCACGCGCCGGCCCGACGATCCCGCGCGCATCAAAGCGCGCATCGAAGCTGCGATCGCGTCCGCGCCCGAAGGCGCTGTCGACGTCGACGCGGTCAAGCGCGTGACTGCCGCGGCCGGCGACAACGCCGCCGAGCTCGCGCGAATTCTCAACAAGTTGTCAGCACGGGTCAGCATCGCAGCGCACCAAACACCGTCACAGGAGACACCATGAGCAACGAACAAACACAACAGCCACTGATCGCAGCGGGACAATGGAAGGCGCGCCCAACGGCGGCCGCGCTAGGCACGACCGACAAGAGCGGCAGCGAAACCGTCGCGGTGGGGTTCGTGATCGACGAAGGCCCGAGCCAAGGTCGCTCGATCACATGGTACGGCTATTTCACGGACAAGACCGAGGAACGCACGATCGAGTCGCTTCGGTACTGCGGGTGGCACGGCGACATGATCAATGACCTGATCGAGATCGGCCAGGATCCCGAGGTGCGCGTCTATCTCGTGATCGAGCACGAGCCCGATCAAGAAGGGGTCATCCGAGCGCGCGTGCGTTGGGTCAACGCGGGCGGCGGCGTCGCGCTCAAAAACCGCATGGATCCCGGCGCAGCGCTCAGCTTCGCCCAACGCATGCGGGGGAAGATCTTGGCCATGGGCGCCAAGGCGGGCGGCGGTCGGCCAACCACGGGGGGCGCGCCCGCCGCCGCGAGCGGCAACAAGTTCGCAGACGACAGCGACATTCCGTTTTGAGATCGCCATGACCGCACGAGACGATCGACGGTCACGGGCGTACGTCGCGCTTGAGCCAGAGCAAGCGCTCGTGGCCGCGATCAGCACCGCGCTGCACGTCGCTTGCGGCATAATCGCCGCGGGCGACGCGCGCGCTCTGTTGACGCTCGCGCGCGATCAAGCGCTGTGCGACCGCGCCGGACGCCGGGTGCTGACCTATCTACTGCGCGCCATGGTCGACCACGACCCGCCCACGGCGCAGCGGTTTCACGCTCTCGTGCGCGACGTGATCGCGCTCACGAAGGAACACTGACCGACAAGGAGAGTTTGCGATGACGACAGCAACGCGAGTGCGCCCCCCGTGGTTGGCCGATATTGCGCGTGACTTGCCCGCGCTCATGACGATCGACGAAGTAGCAAAGATACTTCGCGTGCACCCCAAAACTGTGAGTCGATGGATCTCCGACCGCACCCTAAAGTCGGTGCGGTCGGTTCTGGGCTCTGGCACTTCTCGCGTTACGATCTCGCGCGATGCTGTGCTCGACTGGCTCGCCGCCCATGAGGTCGTTTGACAGCGTCAATGATCGCGCGCAACTCGGGCTCGCACTGCATGAGCGCGTCAAGCGAGTCAGCCAGGTGCGGCAGACCTCTAGGGCGAGCTAGGTAGTACGTTTCGGCGACGGCGAGACGATGCCCGAGTCGATCGGCTTTCGCCTTGAGGTCGCCCGCGAGCGGCCCCTGATAGCTCGCGCACGTCGAGCGTAACGTTTTGAATGCGAAGCCTTCGAGCTCGCCGCCGAGCCGGGCAAGCGCGGCTGACTCCGCGCCGATCTGTTCGTAGTCCAGATCGTGCAAGCGTTCGCCGTCCGCGCGCCCGGCCACGAGCGCGGTTAGCAACTCGAGTAACAGCGGCGAATACGGCAACAGCTCGACGACGCGCGCGCCCGTCTTGCCCGTCACGTGCAACACGGCGTGCGTCGCACTGCTGTCGTATTCGCCCGGCTCGTTCAGCCGCACGTTGCCGACCGTCAGTAACGTTTCGGCGCGTCGCAGCCCGCCGAGCAGCCCGAGCGCAAACGCCGGTCCAGCGTGCTCGCGTCGCGCGCTGTCGCGCTCGATCACGGCGCGTAGTACGGCGCGAATCGCTGACACGCTCAAACACTTGGGCTCGGGCTTGGCTTCCGGATACCGTTCCAGTGCTGACGCGATCGCTTCGCCGTCGAGCGACTCGAACCGTCCCTTGCCGCGCGCGAGCAACAGCATCGAGCGGATCGGTTTGAGCTCGAAGTTGACCGTAGACATGAGCCGCTCGCGCCCGTTCGGCGTCGGCCGATCAAGACACGATGAGCTCCACTCGCTCAGCTTGTCACGCGTCAGGTGCTGTAGCGTCTTGAGTCCGCGCGACTCGCACCATGCTTTGAAGCCATCGAGCGCCGCTGTGTAGCGCGCCACCGTGATCGGCGACATGGGCTTGCCTTTGCGCGGACCCTTGCGCGCAGCCCGGCTCGCCTCACGCAAGTACTGATCGCACTCATCCGCGATCAGCCGCGCGGCGCAGCGACCGTTGACCTCGATCGCGCGTTTGGCGGCGTCGAGCTCGACTGACTTGCGCAAGGCGAACTGATCGGCGACGCGCTCGACTGTGACGCCGGGGAGGACCTGGTACCGCCATTGGCGTGTGCTCGGATCGCGCCACTTGAGTGACCAGCTCAGCTTGCCTCGCTCGGGCATGGGCGGGATCGGCGTGACGCCTGGCGTGCGACGACGCTTGCGCCGCTTGCGCGGGCGCACGGGTTCGGCGTTGGGCGTTGTGGAGGCGAGAGCGGTTAGGGGGGCTGACTGATCCATGGGGCTCAGTCTAACCCAAACACACAACCCGCACACATTTTCGCGCTCCGCTGTGTCCAGCCATGCGGCGTATCGCGCCGGGGTCGGCGCGGTTGGTAGCCCAAAACGACTAGGTTTTCGCCGCACCATGGTACGATACGGCGCACCATGGAGTGCGCTCAATACAACATCGTGTAGTGTATCTAGGTCAATCGATATGCCAGCGGTTACGGCGACTTAACCGCGTTTCGAAAACCACGAACACAAAGCCCAGCACACAGGTGTGACGTCTAGCCGCGGCTGGCCAGCTCACGGAGTCGCCGCCGCACGGTGGCGGCCGTGCAGCCCAGATCAGCGGCCAGTTCGGCCGCGCGCAGCTCGCCCCGGCGCACGCGTTCGAGCTGCGCCCGTGTGATCACGACGCGCGGGCGGCCTACGTGAACGCCCGCGGCCTTCGCCGCTCGCATGGCTCGGCGCGTAGCTCGGCCGATTCGCCGGCGGCACTCGGCGCACAGCTCATCGCCCCGGCGCGTCACTTCGATCGTATCCGGCCGAGCGCTCGGACAGCGGTCGCTTTCGACGTGTGAAACGGGCACATGGCGTAGGGCTCGCCGGTGCGGGGGTTGCGCCGGCAACGCTCGCCGCATGAGATGCAACGCCCCTGAGCGCGCCGGAGTGCCTTCCACTTTTCAACCCGCTTGACGCGTTGCTCGCGATGGTACGCGCACGCCCAGTAGCCCCATGCCTCGCGCGTGCACGCCTTTTCGTTGCAGGTGCTCACGGGCTAGATCGTTCCCTTGTGTCGAAAATCGGGCAACCCGTCGCCATCGAGACACGACCACCAATGCAGACAAAACGGGTGGTCGCTGACGTATTCGCTTTCGGGCGGGTGAACCTGGATTGCCTTGCGATCGGCGCCGACGAACACGCGTTTGACGCGCGAAGCGTCAGCCCACGATGGCATCGTGTTGGGTCGCGAAAATGAAACGTGCATCCATCGCTTCCCATCGGCTTCCACTGCCGCGGTGCAAATGACCAACATGCGGCCGCGCTTGTCTTGTTCGGCGACGTGCTCGTATCGATAGGGGATGCCCGGATGCGGACGCAGCGCGAAGCCGTGCTGCGGACGCAGCACGAAGCCGTGCCCGGGGTTTCGCGGGTACAGGTCAAGCGCCCAGTCGGGGATCTCGACCATCAGATCTTCGTCGAACGGTGACGCGCTCACGACTCGCCCCCCGTGGTTGGCTCGACGTCGGGCAACTCGTTCGCCTTCGACGTGATCATCGCGGCGAACTGTAGCGCGCGGTCCTTGTCCATTCCAATCCACGTGACCGGCCCGCAAAAGTCGACCACCACGCAATCGCGATGCACGAAGACTGCCATTGTCAGCTCGCCCCTGTCATCGTCGCGGAACTCACTCATGACGGTTGTCCCTCCCATCCCACGTTCACAATGCGTGTGAGCATTTCAAAATCCGCCGCCGTGAGCAGACGATCGCGATACGAGTCCGGAATCAGCTCGGCGGCACGCGCGGCAAAGAGGCTTACGAGCACTGCGCCCCCCGGATTGCAACCGCGCTCGTGAGCGAGCGGGATCGCTTCCAATGCCTCGCACGGTCCGACGACGCAAGCACCTAGCTTGGCGTCAGTCTCCGGATCCCAAAACCTCAATAGGAAATACCCACTCGGACGTTGCATGACCCCTCCTCGGTTTGGTGAGAAACTGCCAGACGCGGACGGCAACATACTTGCGAATATGCCGCTTGTCGGATATTCGTGCTTTCACGCGGTTCGCACAACCCCCTAAAAAGGACTCGTGATCATGGGACGAACATCGGCAGCAAAAGTGATCCAGATGCGTCACCGTCGCAAGCGCTCGCCTGAGATGACAGAGCTGTTTCAGATAGAACGCTTCGATCGCAACGAGCTCTCGCTGAGCGAGATCAACAAGCTTCGGAACTGGGTGGACACGGCAGGGATGCCCACCGTCGCGGCGGCGCTCGGCGTGACCGATAACGTCGTCTGGAAGGCGTGCGCGGGCTTCGGTCATCGTCTCATGCCTCGCACCGCGCAGATTCTCCGTGAGTACTTCCGTGGCTGACGGTGGGGATGTAGTGGCCAAAAAAAAGAAACCAAAGCGCGCAATCCGCGCGATCCCAACGGGCACACTATCCGCGGTCATCCGCGAGCATTGGGGACTCGGCAACAAGGAGATATTGAGAGCGGTGCACGCGGCCGGGCTCACGCTGGCGACGCAAACGAGCGTGACGCAGGCGATCGTCCGAATACGAGCCCGCGAAGGCGACAACCCGCGCCGCGCGGTCAGCGTCAGCGACGATGACGCGTCGCAACTCGCGTTGCCCGCGCCCGCGCCTGAGTCGTCGCTGGCTGGCGCGCCCGAGCCCACGATCGCGATCGGCAGCGCGCGCATGACAAAGGTCGATTTCGTACGCCCGCGCGCGCATCTCTCGAACAAGGAGATTTTCAACCAAGCGGAAGCGTTCCGGCCGGGCTGGTTCCGGCCGAACGATGTAACTTCGGCACGCTGGAACGCCGAAAACAGCATCGGTCGCAACCGCGCATCCCGCGCCGACGGGGCAGCGCCAGCCACGGGGGGCGAGCGCGTAAGACGCAAGTACACCCGGCGATCGCCGGGTGCCGAGCGTGAGCCGTCGCACGATCCGATCCTTGACAGCAAGCTCGTAGCGCTGCGCCGGCTGATTCTCGACGTCGGGCTCGACAATGCGCAGCGCGTGTTCGAGGAATACGCCACCGTGCGCGACGGCATTGGAGGCAGTCGACCATGATGGCGCACGCGACGACGCTGCAACCACTGGGCGAGCACTCTCGACTCACGTCCCCCCGTGCAGCACCGCGGACGCTCGCCCAGTGCTTGGAACGCCGTCGCGCGCGCCGCGACGCGCTGCTCATCGCGGCCCAACGCTTCGAACTGACGCAACTGCGCGCCGAGATCCGGCGGCTATCCGATCGACTACAACGCTACATGGAGGCCCTTGGCCATGCTCGATCCTGATCTCCTTCAAAAGATGCGTGACGCTGTCGACGGCATGATGAACCACTTGCGAACGTACGATCTCGACGACGGCGAGTGCATGGTGGTGCTGTCTTCGATGTTTTCCGTTTGCGCGTGCGCAGCGGGACTGTCGCCCTCTGACGCGATTCGCGGGCTGTCCGATCTCGAGGCCTGGGCAGCCGCACAGCGATACGCCGCCATGCGCATGCGAGGGCGGTAAGTGCAAACCTCCGAAGGCTACGCGAGGCAGCTCGACGCCATGGTCGACGCCGCCAAGCGCTGGGTCGAAGGTCATCCGGGGTTGCGGTTGCAATTCAATTTCCCGCCGCGCGGCATGCTTATCATGGCAGCGCTTAGCGAGAGCTGGATCGAGGCGATCGGCGACGACGCTGACTCGCGCGAATTCCTACGCGCGCTCAACGCGTCGATCGGCGGCGCCGCGACGGTTCTTATGGCCTTTGCCGTCGTCGATAGCCTACACGCTGCGATCGCCGACTACGCCAAGCGCACGAGCGACAGCGACGACAAAAGCGGCTAGCGGAAACGCGTCGCCCGGATCGGTGTGCGTCGTCTCGTGCCACGCCTTCGTGACATAGGCGTGCGTCGTGATCCCGCGCGCGCCTGATACCAGACCGCGATCGTTGACGACCATGGGCGGGACGCTGTGCGTCGAGCACAGCGTGGCCACGAGCCGGGCGGCGTTGCACAGCGTGGCGAGCGCGTCGCCGGACAGCCACTGCGCGCGCGTCTGCGCCGCTGTCCCGCACAGCTCGACGCCGATCAGCCCGCTGTTACCAATGTGCCCGCAGTGCCACGCCGTGAGCATGTCGGGCACGCATCGCGTTACGCTGTCAGCGTCGACGACGTAGTGCGCGCTTCGCGGCGGCGAGAGCGCCGGATCGGCAAACATCGCCGCGACGTTGTCATCTTGCGTCGTGCCCGTGTGGCCTTCCGTGCTGTGGAGCACGACGCCTTGCGTTACGAGTCGCTGGTTACGGCTGAAATTGTGATTGGACGCCAAGCGCGTTTTCACCGTGATCGACGGCGCTGCAACGATGACCGCCTCGCGCGGCAGCGGCGGCGGCGAGATCATTGACGCACCTGGTAGTCGCTGTCACCCGGCACAGGCTTGGGCGCGTCGGGCGCGGGCGGCCGGTTCGACAGCCGCGCAACCGTGCTCGGATCGAGGCCTTGCAGGATGCGCGCGAGCACGGGGTCGGCGGGCTTGAAGCCGAGCTTGCCCCACAACCACCACGCGAGGATCACAAGCGCGCTCGACGCTTGCGGATACGGTTTGAGTACGGTGTATGAGAGCGCGAAGCACGCCGCGATCAGCGCGACACAACCGGCATGAATGGCGAGTGATGCGTTTTTGTCTGTCACGGTTCCTCTGTTGGGATCGCCGGGTAGCGACCCGTAACGTCATCGTGCCCGAGCATGGGCGCGGCGGGAATGGTGCGGGTCGTGTGTGCGTAGTGGATCCCGACCTCGCGGCACTCGAGTCCGTAGTCGCGCAACGCGCGCAGCGTCGCCGGATCGGTGGGCAACCGACGCTCGCGAAATACCGCGATGAGCCGGTCAAGCGCGGGACGAATCTCAGCGCGCGGGCTCATCGGTCGGGCCTCCATTCTATCAGCATCGTTTGGCGCGCAGCTTCGGCGAGATCGTTCGCGTGCCGCTCGCGTTGCGCCTCCCATTCGTGCGCGTAAAAGCGTTTGGCTCGCTCGATCAGCTCGGCACGTCGAGCGGCGTCAAGCCGTCCATAGCTGCGATGCACGAGCAGCTCGGCTTGCGCGGCGATCTGCCATTCCCACAACTGCGCGAGCTGCCGCTCGTGGTCGTCGACCAGCGTCGCGCCGTGCGCGGCTTGCCGGCGCACTTCGGCGCTTACGGTGGCGTAACGCGCGATCTCGGTCGCAACGGTCGTGCGTGACGCTCGGGACTCCGCCCATTTGTAGCCGAGCCCGCCCAGCGTCGTGACGCCCGCCACGAAGCCGCCGCCCACGAGCGACAGCACCCACACGCCGAAGCGCCGGACCGTGCGACTCGCAAAGATCGAATCCACTCATCGGCTCGCCAGCGTGATCGCCCACAGCGCGAACAGCCCGCCGTACAGCACGAACTGTATCACCACGAGCCGCGTCAACGCGTGTAGGTTGGCGCGGATGGCCGCGAGCTCGCGCCCGAGCGCACGCTGCGCGCCGAAGGTATTGACGGGCGGCGTGCTTTCGTTGTCGGGCAGCATACTAGCCCTAGATCTATGGCTCGCGCCGTTCAGTGTCCAGCCGCCGCCACGGCCACGCCGAAGCCACGAGCACGACCACGAACGCAGCCCCGTACATGGCGCCCAGCGCCGCGTAGACGACCACGCGCCCAAGCGTCGAGAGTCTCACGGCTTGGGCTCCTTGAGCCGGGCAGCGCGCGCGGCGTCGGCTTCGCGGCGCACACGTTCGGTCTGCGATTCGTCGGGTAGCGGCGGATCGAGCTTGGGCGGCTCGGGCTCAAGCGCAGCGATGACGGGCGGCGCGAGGATGCCCAGCGCCTGAGCGAGCGTTCGCAGCCATGCCGGGATCATGGCGCCACCGTGCAGCGCCCGCCGGCCGCTAGCAGCGGCGCCGAAGCGATGGCCAGCGGTTCGCTCCACGTGGTTGGCAACACGGCAGCCAAGCCCTTGAGCGCGCCCGCGGCGCACGCTGCCGCGTTGGGCCATGCGCTCGAGTCGCCGCTCGTCTGCCAGATCGCGAGCGCGACGTGCAGCAAGCCGTGCGCGTGCCACGCGACAGACAGCGCGTCGGCGCGGGCGTTGTCGACCGCCAGCGCCTTGCCGTAGGCCGTGCTGTCGATCGGGTTGGCAAGGTCGGCGGCGGCGCGGTCGCGTTGCTGCTGCACAGCAAGCTCGCCGTCGACCGCGGTCAGCACAGCGCCGAGCGTGTTGCTGGCCGCCACGCCCGCGCGCAGCGCTGTGTCACCCGCGCACGCGGTCAGCGCAAGCGCCAGCACGAGACTACGGACCGAAACTGCCATCAAAGCCACCTGTTCCCCAAACGTCCGGACGTTCGGTGTGCGTGTCGTCGCTGTCGCCGCTCGGGCTCGCACAGTGCAGCGCCCAGTGCGCGTATTCATGCGTAGCGAGCTCGCGCGAGCCGGCCCACTTCGCCACGGTCATCGTGAGCGGACAGCCCGGCATGCGCGTGCCGTTCGGCCCGATCGTGTAGGTCGTGCACGCGTTCGCGTCTTTCCACACGCCCGCGGCGTTGAGCGTCTTTCCACACGCGCGCGCGAGCTCATCCGGCGTCACGATCGCCCAGTCCCAATGCGCGTCACACGTAGGCGGCAGCGCGCCGTAACGCGCTTGCCACGCCGCCCGCAGTTGCGACTCGGACACGGGCGGCGTCGACGTGCTGTGCGTCGGGCACGCGGTCTCGCCGGTCAGCGCGGTCGTAAAACCAGCGCAGCCGGTGAGCAGCATGCATACGAGCACGCGGTATTTCATGCGGCCACGCGCATAACGATTGCCTGAGTGGTCGTGTCAGTCGTGCTTGTGTGGTTCGCGTTCAGCGCGCTGTTGGCGACGGCCGCGGTGTTTTCGGCCTTGATGTCGCTCGACGCTGTCCCGCCCGTAAGGGTTGGGGTCAGGCCAATGAACATGATGCGCCCGCCGCTCAGCGCTTGCGATCCGTATCCGGCCGCGTCGCTGGTCCCGCCCGACAGCGTCGCAAAATCGTGTACGATCAAGCCGCCCTGTGATGCCAACAAACACGAGCCGGACGTGACAGCGAACGTCCATGTTCCGCCGTTTAGAATCAGCTGACCGTTGCGCTGTACAGTGATCGTGCTGTTGATCAAGTGAAGCGCCGAGCCATTGCCTTCAGCACGGCCGCCGTTGATCGACAAGGCGCCATTCAGGCGCGCCCCATTGAAAAGCGCGTAGTCGCCTAGCGATGCCAAGCCTATGATCACCGAACCCGTCGAGTACAAACCATAGATTGCAGCCCATGCGCGACCGCCCACAATAAACGTCGAGCCCGTCGAGCATCCGTAGCCCGTCAGCAGATCTGTTCGAGTGTCAGCGCCCACGCCCATCGGGAACGCATTCAGTACGCCGCCGAGCCAGATCTCGCCGCCGATCGACTGCAGCTGTTGGGACAGCGAGCAGCCCATCATGATGACCCAACTAAGCTTGTGTCGCAGCGTGGCCCCGGTGAACGAGCAGCCAACGATCCAGTGTCTCGGCGGCCGGCCCGTACTCGAGCCAGAAGGGTATCCAGCGCCGGTACAGTTCACGAAGCCCGGCACCTCTTGGCCGTTCGAAGGCGTGGGCACGTTGATCACGGTGCCCGGCGTTTTGATCGAGAACGTGTCGCCGTTGGCTACCGCGCCGAGCGTGGTGCGCCAGTTCAGGAGCGGCACGGTGATCGACGTGTCGGTGTTTGCCAGGATCAGTGAGCGCACGCCCGAGCAGTTGCCGCTCGTGATGTAGAGGAACCTCCCCTTATGCGTGTCGGCGCCGAGCCCGGCCGACGTGCTGGCGAGGAATGTCGACGTGCTGAAGTTGCCCGAAAACGTGCCCGTTGCATTGACGACGTCCGACGCGGGATCGCCGAGAGTGATGAAATACCCACCTTCGCTAGCGACTGAGGATGCCATCACAGGCATCGTGTACGGCCCAACGCCAATCAGTTGTACGATGTACTTCGCGCGCAACTCGCCGTACGTCAGCCGATCCGCCCACGCGCGCGCGAGTGTTTGCCATGGCGCGCCGGTCGAGCCGTCGCCTGTCGTGTCATTGCCCGTCGAGCTGTTGCAGTAGACGGTGCGATCGGCAACAAGGGGCGCAAGCGCTCCCGCAGCCTGCCCGACCCTCAACCCGCTAAACCCGTCGGCGCTCATGTGTGCACCGCAGCGGCGTACGACAGATAGTTGCCCGCGCTGGTATATGTGAGCTCGGTCGTGCTGATCCCGATCCCAAATCCGAGCGTGAATACGTAGGGCATCGAGAGCGAAAACGTCGTGCGACCGCCCGGCACGGGAATGATCATCTCGGGCACGTCGCCGTTGCTCGGCGCGGTCGCCTTGTCGAACAATTGGACGTACAGCGTGCCGCTGCTGGCGTTGTAGCCGATCAGACATTGCAGCTCGCACGGCGTCGGGCACACGATGTCCTTGTCGAGCAGCACACCTTCGCTTGCGGCTTGGTGCTGACCGGCGAAATACGAGCTGACTTGGGTTGCGGGCATATTTGGGTCCTATCTTCGGTCGGTCAGATTGCGACGCCGTATTGCGTACGTGCGTAGTTTTCGTACCCCGTCACCTGACGGTCGCTGAGACATGCGTTGTGGATGATCAGGTCATACAACCGGCACGCTGAAAAACCTCCGTTTGTTGACGCCCGACGAAACAGCGTCAGCGTAAAGCTTGGGCTGGTGTTGGCGTACGACGGCGAAGATGGCAGCGCCCCGTAACTCACTATGGCCCCCTGTCGCCGCATGATCATATCTACGGGCACGCTCACGACCGACGCGCTTATGGCATAGTTCGCGCCCTTGAAGCGCACGATCAAGACTTCGATCGCGGTGTTAGGCACAAACGAGTTGGTCACGATCTGGAAGTTGGCCGAACTACTATACGTCATGGCCGCTTCCCAGCCCTGTTTCGCAGCCGAAGCATAGGACTGCAGAACAAAAAGCCCCGTGGAAGCCGTCGCGCCGTCCGTGTCGTCTATCAGGTATTCGTTTGCTGAAATCAACGCTGCGCGCTGTAGCACCGCGCAGATCGTGAAGGGCGATCCGTCGTTCAAAAACTTCCAGTCGGCGGCGACGCCCGCTTGGTAATAATCGTTGAGCCCGTCGGGCGCCAGATAGATCTTGCCGTTGCCGTCGGTCGCGGTCGGGCAACGCGGGGTCCCCGACTGGGTAAAGTTCTTCGCGCTGCTCCCCGCATCAATGATCGTGTCGACTAGTCCGCCCGACTGCGATGTGTTGTCGCCGCGGTACCAGTGGAACGGATTGATATCAGCCGCGACCGTGAAGCCGCCGCCCGACACGCCGAGCAGCGTTTGCATTTCCAAAACGCTCGCCGCTTTGATGTTGCCAGTCGCCAGCCGCGCAAGCGTGGTCGACGGTGCCATAACGATCGCTTGCGGCGTATTGTCGACGTCAGCGGTCAGCACGGTGTTCGCGTCGAACAGCGCAGCGGGCACAGCCGCGTTTGCGGTCGCCTGAGCGGCATTCGCCGCCGATTGCGCCGTTGCGGCAGCGGCGCGCGCCGTGCTATCGACCGCGGCGGCCAACGTTTGCCACGTAGCGTGTGTCGCGTCGACCGCCGCAAGCACCTGCCCGGCGGTCGGCGGCGACGCGGCCGCCACGTCCACACGCGCGCCCGTGCTTGTGAGCAGGCCAGTGGCGTCGCCGGTACGAAACAGCAGATCTAACATTGAGCTCATGAGTGATCCGTTCGCGGGCCGTTGTCATTCCACAAGATCTGGATCGCACCGATGTAATCAGCGGTATGCAGGCCCGTTGACACCCAAGTGACCCAATATTCGTTCGCGGCATTGTCGACCGTCAGCGTCGACGCCGGCACGAGCAGTGCTGTCGAAAGCCCGGCCGAGCTCGGGCCGCTGACCGGCGCGCTCAGCAGCGACGACAGCGCCGGCAACGTCGTGCCCGCGCCGATCGGGTCGAACACTGCGCCCGAGCGCTTGAGAAGATCGAACTGATTAGGCGCCGCGGTCGACGTGTTGTGAATGACGTCGATCCCCGTGATCACGCTCGTGTTTGGGATCAAAATGCGCCACGCCACGAGCTGCCCGCTCGCCCAACTCGGGCACGACACGATCCCATCAGCGCCCAGCACGGTCGTGTGCGTCAGCGACAGCCCGGCCGCGATGTTCATGATCACGCCAGTGTTCAGCGACACGAGCGACGTGCGCGACTTGGGCGACGTGTAAAAGTAATCGCCTGTCACCTTCGCGTTGTTTGCGGCCACCAAGTGCCGGCCCGCGATCACGTCGCGCGTCGCCGTAATGTCGCGCCCGCTCGACGTGTCGCGCCCAACGCTGAGATCGATGCTCATCGTTTGCGTAGCCGCGAACGTATTCGGCGACGCGAGCACTGCTTTTTCGCCGTCGAGCCGTAGCAAGTTTTTCGTGCGGTTCGCGAGTCGCTGGGCAATGTCCGCGACGACCTCGGCGGCGTCCGATCGTGCATCGCCGCCGTCAGGGACTGTGATGCTCGCTGTGAATGCGTCAACTTCGGTGATTACGTGAGCCATGCGTCACCCGATTCCAAAATGGATGGTGTGTGAGAGCGAGTCGATCAGCTGAACGATCCCGATCGCGTGCGCCGCGTTCCACTCTTTGGGGATCAGCCGAATGTCTTCGACGTCTTGAGGCGTCAAGTTGGCGTCCCATACCGTCGCGGTGTCATCCCAGATCGTGTCCGTGTCCCAGGTGCCCGTGTCGTCGATCGACACCGGCCAATGAAACACGAGCAGCCAACGGCACCACAGCGCCGTGTTCGTGTCGAAGGTCCAAGTGGTCGTATCGCGCACGACATTGCCGCTCGTGTCCACCGAGTAGCGACGGCCCGAGACATAGATCAGCTCGATCGGGAACGTGTTGGGCGCATAGTGCGCGTACAGCTGAGCGAGCATGGCGTAGGGGCCGCCGCGTCGACGATGATCGGTCAGCCAGCGACGCAGCCGGATCGCATAGGTTGCCGTGGTCTCAGTGCGCCCGCGCCGGATACGACGCTCGCGCCCGATTTGCGGCAGCGACTCATCGGAGTAGAGACCCGGAAACCGGATCTTGACGCCCGCCACGGCTGCGTCCGTAAGGTCATCACAGACCACACCGAGCGCATAACCGAATTTCTCATTGTTGCCCTTGCGCAACCACGGCGGCGAGATGAGCCGCAACGTGTCGCGGAATGTTTGGAGCAGGCTCACGGGCTGAAACCTTCGGGCGGCGCGGATTGATGGATCGCCGTCGCCGTGATCGTGCCCGCGGTCGGCACTTCGCTGATCGCAAGCGTCACGTCAGCGGCCGGCGCGGTCACCACGACATGAAAGATTTGCGGCAGCGTGCTCGCGATGCGGCTACGAATCGCGTCAACAAACACCTTGCCCGAGCCGCCGCCAATGATGTTGCCGCCCAGCGGTTGCTTCGGGAAAAACCCATCCGGAGCGAGCTGCAGCTGATCAGAAATCAACCCCTGCACTTCGGTCGGCGTGCGCCCGCTCGTGTTGTACATCCACACTTCGTACGTCACGTCGACGGGTACCGCGGTTGCGCTGTGCGTAACTGGCGTAATGCACAGCGGCGACGCGTACTGCTGCACCGCTTCGTCAGCGATGCCTAGGTCGCTCGTGAGATCGCCCACCGTACCGGGCACCGCGCCGCCCGCCGTCGCGCAATACACATCGACGTGGCCCGTGCCATCCTTGTTGATCCGCGTGCGCGTGATCCCGAGCGTCGATCCGTCCGTGCGCTTCGCGTTTCGCACGGCTGATCCGTACGCGTCCCAAGGTCCCATGGGCGAGAGCGCGCCGAGCTGTTCGTAACAGCGCTCTCGCAGCGCGCTATCGGTTTCGGCGTCGAGACCCACGAGCGCAACCGGGTTGGTCACCGTGACGCCTAGCAGCGTCGTCGAGAGCTGCGAAATGTCCCCAATCGACGCCGAGCTTGCGGTGCCTGACTCAGTCGCGGCGATCGGAACGGTGACCGTCGACAGCGCGCCGAGCGTGATCGAACCACTGTTGCGGTAGGTCTTACCCGTGCTGGGCTTCACGAACACGAGATCGTCCGGCCCGAGCGAAAACACGCCGCCGCCCGTGTTGGTGAGCGTTTCAGTGCCGCTCGCAAACGTCGCCGTGAGCCGCTCGACGCCGTAAACGTAACGCGCCACAAGCGTCAGCCAATCGCCTGTCGCAAACTCGAGAAACGCCGAGTGCGCCAAGTCGGATTGCAGCTGCGACAACGCAGCTACGATGAGCGAGTTTGCGGCGATCTGGGTACGCACGACCGCGCCGGGCTTCCACGAGCTCGTATTGATTCCGAGCGTCGCGAGCACGCGATAAATCGCGGCCTTGACCTGTGCGGTCGTGAGTGGCGTGGTCAACTCATCGATCGAAAATGTGGGCATCAGGTGATCGTTTCCAACAGCACCCTGCTGTCAGTGACAGAAAACGTGAACGTGAACGTCCCAAGCGATGGATCGTCGGGCGTGATCTGACACGACACGCCCAGCGTTTTCGTGATCGCCGAATACGACAGCGCTACCGTCAGATCGGAGATCCGATCGTCGCGGCGCAGCTCGCCCACGATGAGCCCATTCAGATCGCGCAAGTCATTTTGCGTCACACCGCGGTTGACGTAGCCGGGCAGGTAAAGCCCGTAGTCCGGCTCATCCGGCAAGCCACCCCGCGGCGTGTAAAGCCGGCGTACGCAAGCCTGAGCGATGCCCAACGGCGAAAACGGATCGAGCTCGGCAAAGTCATCGGTGCAATCGGTGACGCAATCGAGATCGCTGCCGAAGCCGACAGCGTTGGGATCGGGCGCGGCGATCTCGCGCGTCAGTCCGGCGATCTCGCTCTCGATGAAATCGTTGACGACGGTCATGGCGTCACCTTGAACACGCTCGACATGGCATTCCATGTGCCGGCGCTCGTGGTCGCCAGCACGAGCGCGTTGCAATGCCCGGACGGGATGTGCGTCAGCAGTACCGATCCGACCTCCGACGTGAACACAGACACGTCACCGTCGAAGGCGATCGCAGTCACGCCCGCGACGGGTAGCAACGTTTGAAAGTCGACGATCACGTTCAACTGCGCAGCGAGCGCGGCCGTCATCGCCGTCAAGTCGACAACGGTAGCGGTCAGCGCCGCGATCGCCGTTGCGATCGTGGGCGGCGGCGGCAAACCCGGCGTCGCGATGGCCAGCGTGATGCTCGTCACGAGCGCTTCGGCGCGCGAGAGCATGTCCGCGAACGATGGCAGCGACGGCATGGCGCCGAGCGCGGCGATCTGTGCTTCGAGCGCCGCCAGCCGCGCGGCAACGTCGGGAAACGCCGCATTGATGCCGCTCGCGCCCGCGCTCGCCGAAGCCGCCGCGGCCGGAATGGCGGCGCCGATGCTGAGCGAGCCCACGTATGTCGCGGTCATGTGGCTACCTTGACCTTGCCACTGCCGCCCGTGATCGTGCCGTCCGCTTTGGGCGCGAGCCACGACACGACCCCCGTGGCTGGCGACCCACCGATCGTCCCCACGAACTGCGCGGGCGGCAACAACACCTCAACACTGTCACCTTGACGCGCGGCCGGCTGACCCGTTGGCCCGCCGATCACGAGCGACACGGGCACGAAGCCGGGCTGATCCTTGCCCACGAAGTGCGTGATCACGGGCAGCGTCCGGTCACCTTCGGCGAACTGCACGAGCACGATCGTTCCTGGCGTCAGCTCGGCGTGACAACCGGCCACGCCCGGCCATTGCGACACGGGCAGGATGTCAGGTAGCCCCACGACGCGACGCACCGCTTGCAGCTCGACGCGGCCATCGGCGGCCATGCGCACGACGCGGTAGCGGTAGGAGCCGTTGACCTGCCCGTCCGTGGCGCGCTTGATCAGCGACCGCAAGATCGCGGCAAGCCGGCCCGGTTCGCCCTCGCTACCACCCATCCATGCCACGACGCGCATGGCGTCGCCGTCGACGTGCAGCTCGTACTCACGAACCGTTTGAACGCCTTCGAGACGCTCGCTCAGCTGTGAGCCGACGACGATCGCCCCGGGATCGTCGACAGACAGCGTGGCAATACGCGTGCGCGGGTCATAGGCCAGCACCTCGTATGCGCTCGCGTCGAGCTCGACGCCGGGGCGCGGCCCCACTTGCGTAACGCCGTCGAAATCGACCCACCACGCGACGCTAGGGCCGATCACGTCTTCGAGCGCGCGCGACGCGGGCGCCTCCTGACGCACGTAGTCATTGCCGACGCGCTCAGCGATCGGGACGAACGTTCCAAGCGTCTCGCCGATTTCGCGCGCGGCGTCTTCGGCTACGAGCCGAGCCTTGACGCCCGCGTCATTGTGGTAGGCCTTTGGCGTGAGCGTCGCGCCCCATGCGGCGTTACCCGCGACGATGCGCGCACGCGTCTGCTGACCGAACACGCCCGTTTGCGACGGCACGACCGTGCCCGCGAGCTTGCGCGCGCCCACCGTGATCGTAACGCGCCCGCTCAGCGCGGGATCGTCTTCAAAATCGCACTCCGCGTGCCACGGGCCATAGTTCGCGACGATGAGCCGAAGCGAGCTCACACGGTGACCGTCGACGGTGACGAATGTGTCAGTCATAGCGAATCGTCGATCGCAGCGAGCTTGTTGTTTTGATCGGTCAACGCACCGATCTTTTGCTCCTCGGGATCGGCCGGCGTCGCTTCGGCGGCGTCAGGCTTCGAAAGCGCGGGCGTCATGTTGCGGTATTCGATGCACTTGATTTCGATCGTCCATTCGCCTGAGTCGTCGGTACGCTCGGGCGCGAGCAGATCTTCAACGACAAACGCGCTCACGCCGACTTCGGCGAGCTGCGGGTGCACGATCTTTTTCGCGAGCGGCTTTTTTCCAAGCGGCGGCTTGCTCACGAGCACGCGAAACTGATCCCAGTCGTTCCAATCCTGATCGGTGTACAGACGCAACTTGATCGAAAAGTGCGCGAGCCCAATGCCACGAAACTTGAGTCGCGCGCCGCTGAGCCCATAGCCTTCGATCTCATCCCATTTGCGCGGCGAGCTCGCGCCGACGATGTCACAAAGCCCCGGCGTACGGACGCCGGCAACGATCGCGTAATCGCGCGGCTCCTTTAGCGGATTCCAGGGTTTGTCCGTGGGCGTCGTCATGCGCCCCCCACATTCGGCGCGCCGAGCTGGATCACGACGCCTTCGAGCACGTGTTCCAGCTCTCGCTTGAAATCAGCAACCATTCCCTTTGCGTCTTTCGCCTTCGTGTTGACGTAGATGTCACCGAACGAAAACGTGTTGCCCGCGCCACCCGGTTTGCCAACCACGGGGGGCGAGACCGGACGCTCGGCGCGCGCGTCACTCGCGCCCATGCGCGGCACGTCGACCATGTTATCGATGGCACCGCGCGCGCTCGGCGCGCCTTCGTCGACGCCGGCCGCGAAGCCTTGCGGGATCGCGAGTCCGATCTGAGCGAACACCTTCGAAGGCGAATGAATACCGAGCACGCCCTTGGCGGCGGCGATCACGGCGCTGATTTCGCCTTTGACGGCTTGCACGAGAAAGTCGCCGTTGAAACCGTCGACGATGCCCTTGAGCATGCCCTCGCCGATCGCTTTCCAATCGAGCTCATCCCACAGCTGATAGACGTCGCTCACGATCTCCCAAGCGCCCCACAGCGCCGCGCCCACGAGCAACACCGGCCACGCAAAGGCGATCATCGAACCCGCCGCGAACGCGAGCGCGCCCGCAAGGCTCCACAACACGACCTTGCCGGTCACGAGTGCCGCATTCATTTTGTCGACGCCGTTCAACACGTCCGGCTGCGCAAACGTCTTCTTGAATGCGATCTTGAGCTGCAACCACTGAATGTGAAGGATCAGCGCTTCCTCGATCATGCCCTGAAAGAAACGCTTGATGATCGGCTGCGCCTTCGTGCCCATATCGATGATCGGCTGCACGAGCGACGTCAGCAGCGCCTTGATCGCGCGCCCGCTGTTGGTCGTCTGCGACAACAGATCGCTGACCGTCTTTTTCGCCGCGACGAACTTGTCGACGTCGAGCCCGCTAAACAGCGCGTCGACGCTCTCCTTCGATTTCATCGCCTGCACGCTGAGCGATTGCATCTGTTTTTGAGCGATGCCGCCCAGTCGATTCTTGACGTCATCGGTCATGCGCTTGACCGATCCGCCGGTCAGCGCTGCGCCCGCCGCGAACTGCCCGAACGCTTGCGCTGACGCGTCGCCCATGACGCTCGCTTTGACCGCCATGCCTTCGAGCGCGTCATTCCAGTTTTGACCGCGCAGCCCCATCTTGTAGAGCTCGGTTCCGTACTTCGCTATGTCGTCGCGGCTCGTAGCGCTCGACGCCGCCACCTTGTCGATCTGCGCCTGCATTTCTTTGGCGCTGCCCGCGGCGGCGCCGTACCAGAAACGCATCTTTGTAAGGCCTTCCATGCGCAGCAGTTCTGAGCGCCGCGCATCGCCTTGGGCGATCCCGTACTCCGTCAGCTTGCCGATCGCGGCAACGGTCGCGGCTACGAGCGCTGTTAGCCCGGCCGCGACGCCGAGCAGCCCGAGATCGCCACCCGAGATCACAGACTTGATCTCAGTCAGCTTGCCGAGCATGTCGCCCAGCGGGCCGGGCAGCTTGCGCGCTTGCTGGCCGAGCTGTTCGAGCGACTTACTGGCCGCGTCGTCACCCGACGCCTTACGCATGCCGTCGAGCTTGCGTTGCAGCGCGTCGATCGCTTGGCCGGGCGGCTTCGCTTCCTTCGCCGCCGTCTTGAACGACCCGCCCAGCTTGATAAAACCTGCCTGGGCGTCTGCGATCGAGCTCTTTTTCGCGGCGATCGCATCTTTGAGCGCATACACCTGTTTGACGCTGACCTTGGTCCCACCTTCGAGGTTTTTGAGCGCGCGTTGCATCGTCGCGAGCTCGCTCGTGTCGCTCTTGATCGACGCGCGCAGCTGTTCGAGCGCTTGCGCTGCAGACTCGGCCGAGCCCGTGACGCCGTCCGCGTCGAGCTCGATCACAAGTTGTGCTGCTGCGGTTGCGCCTTCGGATGCCACGATCAGCCTTTGGTAGTGAGTGCCTTACGCAAAAGTGTCAGCTCGTGCAGCGCGTCAAACACGAGGATCGCGCCGACCATGGCCCGCGCTTGTTCGGCGTCCGTGCGTCGCGCGTCGCGCCCGAATGCTGTGAGCAGGCAACTAGCGGCCACGCCGCGATCGCCTCGCGCTTCGCCCAACAGCCGGGTTATTTTGCGGCATTCTCCTTTGCGCGCGCGCCCGCGAGCCATGCAACAGCGTTTCCGATGTCAGTCATGATCCCCGGTTGGTCGCCGATCATGCGGTCGAACGCGTCGATCGCCGGGTAGATGACGTTGGGACGGATCAGCTTCTCGAGATCTTCCGAGCCGCTCTTGCCGTTGTCGGCCCACTTGCGAAACAACAGGTGATTGGGCCGCTTGACGATCACGGTGCCCGCCGCCGTGTTGACGACGCGGATCATGACGTTCATTTCGCCGTGTTCGCGTTCGGCGGCGGCGATCGCCTCTTCATCTGCGATCGCCTGTTCCTCGCGCGCCGTGGCCCGCTTGAGCTCGCGCTCGGCGTCGCGGGCCTCGCGTGCCTGTTCGAGCGCGACGCGTCGCGCGCGCAGCTCGGCTAGCTTGCTGTTGTCGGACGCCGCGTTGACGCGCTCGGTTGTTTCGCTGTTCGTCATGGTCTGATCCTCGAAGTGTCAGGGTGTGGTGTCAGGGCGATCCGTCGGCCGCACTCGAGTCGTAAAGCGTCAGGCCGTTGCGACGGATCAAGAAACACGAAAACTCGATCTCTTCCTTTTCGGGGTCGGCGCTTTCTTCGTCTGTCGAGCTGTTGCCCGTCCACACGCACCGATCGATTTCTACGGTCATGGGCGTTTCGTTCGAGTTTTGCGCTTCGACGTACTGCACGAGCGTTTGGAACTCGACGTCGCCGTATGCCAGCTGGTTGACCGATCGGCTCGCGAGTGCGAGCCGGAAGATCTGCACGGAGTTTTTCCAGCCGGTCAGCTTCACAGGATCGCAGCTGTACTTGCCGCGCGAACGCAGGCGAGGGGCATGGTGGCGCCCCATGCCGTAGCCCATGACGCGCTCGCGCTTGTCCGCGAACGTGATCCCCGTGAAGCCGTAGAAGCGTTCGCCGTCGAGCTTGAGAACGATCGAGCCCCACGAGAAAGCGTTTCCGTTGACGCGAATCTGATCTGCCATGACGACGCTCCTTAGACGGCTTGGAATTGCAGCGCCGGGTTGTAAAACCCGACGTCGAGATTGATCGTTTCGGGGTAGGCGAGCGGCACGACGCGCGCCGATCCCGTGAGCGTTTTGGTCGACAGCACGTTGTCAGTGCGCGACAGCGAAAACATGACACTGCTCGCCTTGGGCTTCGCCATGAGCGTCGAGTTGAGCGCGGACGTCGCGCCGAGCTCGATCTCTTTTGCTTCGCTCTCGAGAATGAACCCCGTCGCCTTCGACACGAGGATCGGTTTGTTGAGCCGGCGCAAGAAGTACGCGCGCAGCGCGGCGTGCGCGAGATTGAGCACGCGGCGGTGTGGCTGCAGCTGAAAGTCACTGCCCGCCGGGCAGATCAAGCGCGGGCGGTTGACATAGACGCCCGTGCCGTCCCAAGTACGGAGCACGCAAAATCCGAGATCGTCGAGTCCTGGGCTGAGCGACTCGTCATGTTCGTCCGCGTTGCCGTTCGTGTCGCGAATCGATACGCCCGTGAGCGGCGTCAAGTTGGGATCGGCGATGTTGGTTTCTTCGCTGACCGACGCCTCGCGCGCGGCCACGAGGAACGCAACGGGGCGCTTGTACTTGCGGCCCGACACGCTCGACGTGAGCTTGCATGCGCCCGCGCAGAACTCGCCATAGACGCTGGAGAACGCCGCACTGATCACGCCCATGGCGGTTGCGTAGGTGGCCTCGCTCTCGCCGATCGTTGGCACACGCGCGCTGCCGATCCACGAGTGGTATTTGCCGCTCGTGAACATGCTCGACATTTTGGTATCGATGATTCCCGCGCTCGTGGCATCGAGCGGCCCGACCACGTGCACGAGCTCCCAGTCGACCGCGGACGCGGCGAGCGCGTCGAGCGCGGTTCCAAGCTCGGTGTTGTTCCATTGCGGCGCGACGCTGCGCGCCGTGAACAAGTCGCCGGCCACGAGCGTCCCCGCGGCGATCGCCCAGATCACGCCGCCCGCATTGGGGATCGTGATCGCAACGGCAGTCCCGAGCGCCGTGGTCGCGCCGTAAGTGCGCCCGCCGTCGTAGCTCAACTGGTAGGTAATGCCGGCCGTGCCGCGCGTGCCACCTGCTACGATTTTGAGAGCAAACTCGTAGTCATCGTTGGGCGTGGGCGACGCCGTGATCGTGACAACGGCAGTGCCCGTCGCGACGCTCGTGACCGCGGACACGGTGCCAGTGGTCGTATTGCCCGAGCGCACGAGCAACACGGGCTTCGAGTACTTGGCCACGTACTCGCACGCCGCTTCGACAAGCGGGCCGTAGCCGAACGCGGCGGTAATGTCCTTGACGCGCGCATAGGTTGCGGGCGTGTTCACGGTGCCCGCCGTCGACGTGCCGACAAGGGCGAACAAGCGTCCCGAGCTCGCCGGCAATACGCCTAGCGAGCCGTCCAGTTCTGAGATGTTGACTGCTGGCTGGCTCATTGCGGATCTCCACTCGGCGGCGGCGGGCTTGCGCCCGCAGCATCGGTTTGTGTCTGCGTGACATTCAGTTCGGAAACGCCGATCACAGCGACCGTATCGACGGGCACGCTGTCCAACACGGCGTCAGGGATCATTGACTGGATCGTTCCGACGACACGGATCGCCGTGCCGAAGCGCCGTTGCGTGATCACGCCGACGCGTACCCAGTCGCTACGCTCGATCGAAAACGTGCCGTATGCGTTCAGGTACACGGCGCGGTACCACGCGTCGTAAAGCAGCCGCGTCAACTTGTATTGCTTCAGCTCGTTCTCGGGATCGGTTGGATCCTGAGCGCTGATCACGCAAGTAAACAACTCAAGTAGCGTGCCGAGTGGGCGCGGGTTGCGGCCGGGGTTGCGCGGCGGCGCCATTTTCCCGAGACTTCCGGACGCGTCGCCCGGCTGCCATGTGATGCGCGGAGCGATCACCTGTTGAACGTCCGGACGCCAGCCAAACGGCTGATCGGCCGTCGTACCGTCCGCGGCGAACTGCGCTACAACATCCGCATACAGCTTCTCGAGTGCGAGCGTGTCAGCCATTGGCCATCACCCGCAAGAACGCCTTATTGATCACGCCGCGCAGCGCTGCCGCCATGGGCTGCGGGATGTCCTTGGTGGGAATGATCGCGCGCTGTGTCCCGCCCTTGACGCGACCCAAGTGGTGGCGCGCTTCGACGCCGGTCACGCGCACGACGATCGACGTGCCTACGGCGGCCACGCCAACGGCGTCAATCGCATGTGCGAGCGGTTTGCCCGAGCCGTCTTTTTTCGGCGCCCACGGCTTGCCGTATGCGTCCGTGCCCGCGGCGGCCGTGCGAGCGATCTCGGCTTCGACGACGCGCGCGCATTCGGGCGCGCACTGCCGCGCGAGGTCGGGCAGCTTCCGCAGCCGATCGATCATCGCATCAAGCTCGGCCTCGCCGGTCATACGGAGGTACCTCCGTTGCCGTTCTCGTCTTGTTGGCGGCCCGCTTGCCCTTGCACGTCAGTCCACGCATACGGCGACTGTTCGCTGTAGGTGCGCGGGCTGCCCTGACTGATCCCGCTGACGTTCGTGAGGTCGGCGCGCAGCGGCAGATCAAACAGCCCCGTGTCGCTGTCCGCGGCTTCACGAATCTCGTCTCGTGCGGCAACGTCGTCGGCTTTGATGTCCGCGTACTGCTGGTCGGTCGGATCGACGCCGCGACGCAAATAGCAGCGCACGGTCACGATCCGCATGAGCCAGCCCTCGATCGTGCTCGGCACGGGCGCGACGAATGGGACGGCGTAGCGCTTGCGCAACCGCGAATCGATCCAGTCGGACCAGTAGGCGAGCTGCGCGTCAGTCCAGCCCGGCGACGCGGTTTCGATCGCGTCGACGGATGACCCCGGCATGACCGTTAGGGTCTTGAACTTCGCGAGTGTGAGATAGGCCGCCATAGGTCTCGCAGAAAAGCGCGGGCAGACCGCTGACCCGATCGAGGATCAGTCAGGCCGAGTCAACGGCTGCCCGCATACACACGCACGCGCTACGGGGAGGGTCAGCTACCCTTGCACTTGAACACGAGGTAGGGGTGGCCGGGCGACACGACGTTACGGCCGTGGCAATGCCACTCGAGTTTTTGCTTTCGCGAGAGCTCGGCTTGATCGATCGTCGAGTAGTAGTTGATCCGGTACGGCTCGCGTTCGGTCCACACGATGCCGCCGAGCTGTGAGGTCGACGCTTGTTCGCAAACCACGAAAAACGTTGTGTCGCTTTCGAAGCCCGCGAGCTCATCCACCATGACCGGCGTTGCGAAGCCGAGCGCCTTGATCAGCGCTTCGACGTCGCCCGTTCCCGCCGCGCTACCCGCCGCTTGGGCGAGAAACTTAGCGCTTGTGAGCTGCACTGCGCGCGGAAACAGCGTGGGCGAGCAGTACAGACCAACCGGACGCAAGAACCGAGGATCCTCGCCGTTCGGCATGCGGATCGATGCGACGTACGACATGATTTTCGCGAGGTTGTTCAGAGCGGCGTCAGCCGTTTGGCTCACGTCGATCGGGCACGCGCCGGGGTAGTACGGCGTGTTGCCGCTCGCCGCGACGGTGCCACCTGTGAAGATGTTCTGATAGGTGCCCGCGCCCGTGTTGAACGGGTTGACCGGGTGGTCGGTCGCAAAGAATGCCTTTGCGTCATAGCCGGTCACGAGCGACGCCGTGTGACCGTTCTTGAGCAAGTTTACAACTTGCTTCTGCGGGTAATACGCCATGTAGGCGCCGATGTCTCCGGACCACTGCGCGGCGAGATCCATCCCGCCGCCGTCCGTGTCTTCGAGCTGCGCACGCGACAACTCGAGTCCCGCACCCGAAAACTTGTTTTCGATCTCGGTGTACGTCGACACGATATCGTCGAAGGCGATGTTTCCGCCCTTGCCCTGATCCTTGATCATGGCAGTGGACAAGAGCCACGAGATCACGTCGCGTCGACCCGTCGACGTGCGAACCTTGGTCATGCCCGGCCACCAAACATTTTTGGACAGCCGATTGTATTCGTTCTCAGTGATCACCTGCATGCGTGATTCGAGATTCATCAGGAACGTAGGTGTGAGCGCTGGCATTGTGAGATCTCCTTGTTCTGTTCGCTGTCAGCGATCACGGGCTGACGTACGCGTTCGCGTACCAAAGTCCGTTTAGAAAAGACGCGACCACCATGTGACGCTTGGAAGCCGTCAACGCGGTTGTCAGGGCCACGGTGCCCGTCGCATCGCGATACGTGACCGTGTGACCATTCTTCGTGCCGTCCGCGACGAAGTATTGAAGCGTGCCTTCGGCGGCCGACGCCGACAGCGTCACCGTAGACGCGGCGCCCGTGGTCGGAATGTCGTAAATGCCGGGCGTGATCGGCGCGTTCGTGTTGTTCGAGCTGAACGCGGTCAGCGCTTGCTCGAGCTGCAGCCCGCTCCCGTTGGTGCCCGAGCCAAGGCGCTGCACGGCAACGCCTTTGATGCTGTCGACGCCCCACACACGACCAGCGACTGATCCACCGTTCGGTGCGATCGCAACGGTCTGATCGTCCTGGATCCAGCAAACACTGCCCAAGTCGGTCGCCGCAACGGCTGACGTGCCGCTGTTGACCAGCCACTCGATCAAGATTTCCTGCCCGAGATCGACGTTGACCAGCGCTGCCGCGCTCGTGGCGTCGATCGTTTCGGCGAACTTGCCGATCACGAACAAGTCGGCTTCAAGCGCGGCGGGAATGACCGTGTTGGTTCCGAGCTTGATCGCGGCGATGCCGTTTTTCCAAGCCTTTTTCCCCACGGCCAGCGTGAATTGATGCATGCCCCACTTTTCAGCGGATGACATGCGCTCGTTTTGGAGTGCGGTCACTTGGTGCCTCCGACGCTGCCGCTGTTAGCGGCGAAATCTGTTTTGGTCTCGCGCACGCCGAACACGAGCGCGTGATTGCCCTCACGACGCACGCCGAGTGACGTGCGCGTCAGTCCCATGGCCCGATCCATGTCCACGATCTCCGTGGGCGCGGACGGCCCGCTACCGCTCGGGCCGCCCTGACCCTCGCCGCGCGTGGCGGCGGGCGCGGCGGTCGCCGCTGCCTTGATTGGCGCCGATTTCGGCAACGTCTTGACCATTTCGCGCACGGTCGCGAGCGGCGCGGTTTGCAGCGCCTTCACGAGCTCGGGCGCGAAGTCTTTGCGGCTCGCGAGCAAGCGCGTGCGCTCATTGCGCGCGTCCTTGGCGGCGATCTCGGCGCGAAGCTTGTGCACTTCGGCGAGCGCGGTCAGCTCGGCGCTTACGCCGCGACGCGCCGACGCGCCGACAGCGGCTGCCGCGGCCTTGTCGTCATCGTCGCCTTCCTTTTTCTTCGACGGCTCATCGTCCGCGGGCGGTTCCTCGGCCTTCGGCTCATCGCCGTCGGGCTCGCTCGCTTCGTCACCGTCCGGCTCCTTGTGCTCATCGCCCTGCCCCTCATCCATCGCAGCGAGCGCGCGCTTGGCGGCGGCAGCGTTGGCGTCGTCGCCCTTGGCTGCCTCTTCGAGCGCGCTGCGCGCTTCTTCGTATTTCGATTTCTCAGCCATGTAGTTTTTCTTTCCGGCGACGGCCGCAATGAACGAGTCAAATGACTCAACCCCATCAGCAAGGCGCTCCTTGACGGCCGCTTGCCCAACGAACAAACCCGCCTGCAACGCAGCAACGCGCGCACTCGGCACGCCGCGCATGTCTTCGACCAACGCAAAAAACACGCTCGCCGTCGAATCGATCAGCGCCTGCGTCGACGCGATCTCATCCTCGGTGATCGGCGCGTCCGGGTGGCCATCGGCCTTGCGCGCGCCCGACGTGATCAGCGCGACACGCACGCCGCGTGCAGCGTTGGCCGCCGTAAGATCAGTGCGCGCCGAGATGACGCCGATCGATCCAACGCACGCGCTTTCGCTGACCACGAGCCCGGCCGTTGCCGCTGACGCGATCGCATAGCCCGCGCTCGCCGCGTGATCAGTCACGTACGCATACAACGGCTTGCGCGTGCGCAGCGCGGTCGCGCGAATCGCGCGCGCAGCATCGAAGCAACCGGCGACGTCGCCGCCCGGCGAATCGACCCGCAACACGACCGCCACCGCGTCGCTCTCGCACGCGAGCGCAACGCGCGCTTGGATCGCTTCGTAGCTGTCGCACCATCCACCCGCCCGGTGTTCGAGCGGGCCATCAACGTCGACGATCGCAACGTTGCCGATGCGGTCGTTTTCGCGCGTCGCCGGCTCGATGAAAAAGTCGAGGAACGCGCGCGGATCGATCGCGTAGACAGCGCCCGGCCGCGGCGTCAGTTGACGGCGCGCGCTCATGCTGCCTCGCTTTCCGCGCTCACATCGTCGGCGCTGTCCGCGCTATCAGCGTCGAGCGGGGTGCGCAGCGGGATGACGTTGCTCTCGGCTTTGCCGTCGCCGTTCGCGTCGCCCAAGATCGGGATCCCAAACTGAGTGCACAGCGCGGCAACGTCGAGCTGTTGACCCGTGGCCGCGAGTGCCGCGCTCAAGAGCGTGATCGCGTTCGCCGCGGTCACGAGTGACGTAGCTTCGCTGTTGCGATCCTTGGGCGGCGTGACGTCCCATTCAACGATCGTCGCCTTCGACTCGATCGCTTCGGGACCCCATCGCAACGCGATGAAAGTCGGAATGCCCTGCGTGTTGATCGTGTACGCAAGCCCGTCCGCGGTTTCCTTGATCAGGTCCGCACGGATCGACTTGTGAATGTCCGAATTCTGAAAGCCCGCGCCGCCGTCGACTGTCACCGTTTGGCCGGCGACCGCGATGATCATCTCAGTGTTCGCTTGGGCGATCGTCGTGTTGAACGACTCGAAGCCGCGGCCGTTCGACTCGATCAGCTTGACGTCATAGCCCGGCGTCATGCCGAAGACGGTGTTGACGCCCCACGCCATGACACTGCGAAACCAACTGTCTTTCTGGGCTTCGGCAGCGCCTTGCGGCGCGACGGCAACGCGCGCGGGATTCGCTAGCTTCGCCTCCCAGTTGTCCTTGTGCAGCGACGCGTGTTCCTTGCGGACGTACGAACGCGCGATCGCGCGCCACAGTCCATTTTGCCAAGGAACCATGCGCCCGCCGGGCGTGTGGAGGATCCAACGGCCATCGCCGGGCGTGATCGGCAAGAGGCCCGCGATCGACCGGAAGTACCAGCGGTTTTCGATCCATCGATAGATCAAGAACTCCGGATCGAGCCGCACGAAGATCGGATAGTCGCGACCTTCGACGGGCACGAGCTCGCCCACGCCGATCCCGAGCCCGAGCCCGTCAGCCGCGAGCAACGCAAGTTCAGTCGGCGGAAACATCTCATCGAACACGCTGCGCACGCTGTCGTGCCCAACTTCGAGCGCGGCGATCACGTCGGGGTCGCCGCGGAAGCGCTTGGGCAATCGCACGAGCCCGCTCGTGCGCGTCGACAAGACGCCATGAAACGTGCCGTCCTTGCGGGCGGCGCGCATCAGTCGCGCGGCAAGCTGAATGTTGCCCGCGTCCGCGTTCATTTCCGCGTATTCGATATCGTCGAGATACCAACGCGTTTGCGACAGCGACTGCGGTTGCAGTTGGCCGCCCATGCGGCGACGCACATCTTCGACTTGCGGACTGTCTAACTCAAGCGTCGACGCGCCGGCTTGTGGGACTGGCGCTTGGTACGCTGAGCGCCCAAGTAGCGCGTCGGTCCAGTCTGACAGTTTTCCCACGCGACAAATAAAGCCACGCAGGGTTGTGTCACGTCGAACAACTAACGCTTGTGTCTAACAGCGGACAAATGGACCGCGACGTCGCCCCATGATGACGCGCTGATCCCATAGATCGCTTCGAGTCGCGCACGCGGAACATCAGCCGGCGTAGCGTCGCCAGCGATCCAACGCGTCACGCTCGAAGGTGCCACGCCACACCGCGCGGCAAGCTCGCGCGCCGTCGTTCGCTGCAACACTGCCGCGAGCGAGCGACGCGCTGTGATCACGAACGCGACCGCCAAGCCATGGCACCCGCGTAGGGATCCATTCCGCTCGGCGCTTCGCCGCCCGCGGTGTGCTGAGCGATCGCGGCTTGCGCGGACTCGGGCAACTCTTGCAGCGAGAGCGGCTCCCATACTGACAGCGCCGTCGCGTCGAAGCGATCCGGCGAGCGACCGAGCACCTTGCGGATCGTTTCCTTGGGCGTGACTTTCAGCCGACCCTTGATCGACGATTTCCACTCGAAGGCGTGCAGCTCACGCACGAGCTTGTCATCTTCGAGCAACGTTCCACCGTCGCGTAACCACTGTTCGAGGTTTGCGACCAACTCATCGCGAATACGATCGTAAATCACAGGCTGACGGATCGCACCGTTCGAAGCGCTGACCGCCACGAGCTCGAACGTGTTCGCGTTCTCATCCAAAAAGTTTCGAAGCGCGGTATTGAGCTTCGAGCCGATCGAACCCTCGCGATCGATCACGACAACGGGCGTTTCGCGCGGCACCTTGTGCTCGCCGATCAACTGCAGCACGTGCACAAGGATCTGCTGTTCGTTCAGACCCAGGATCGTGCGCAGCGCGAGTTGTTTCAGCCCGCGCCGAACACAAAACGCGGTCTCGTCGCCCATGCCCGATTCGCCCGCGGGGTCGACGCCGACGAACAGCCGGCCCGACGCGGGCGTTTCGTACCAACGCTGCTGCGCTTGCTCGATCGCGTGCAGCGAGAAGATCCGCCCGGCTTCGTGCACGGCGAACTTGCCTTTGATGCGCACGCTGTAAATCGGGCTGTCCTCGCCCCATTCGATCTTCTTTTCTTCGACCCACTCATACGTTGCGAGGCCCGGAATCACCACGCGCCGCTCGATCACGTTCGGTGTTTCCTCGCTCGACACGTGGAACGTTTTGTATAGGGCGCTCTTGGAATGGAAGGCATCGAAAAACTCGCCCTCGTTGCGCGTCGGGTTGCCAAACAGCACGATCTTCGCGCCGCCCGCGCGGTTGCCTTCGATCGCCTCGAAGATCAAATCGGGCACGCCACTCGCTTCGTCGATCAAGTAGAGCAGCCGATTACCCGAAATGCCCGCAACGGCTTCGGCCTCACGCGCCGTAAAACCAACCACCTCGCGAAAGTCGCGTGACTTGAGTCCCGTACGCGCAAGGTCGCCTAGGTCGCCGTCGATCAGCGCCGAGTGCTCGCACGGAGTGCCGATCACGTGACCATCCGGGTCGGCCGCTTTGCACCGAACGCAACGACCCGAGCGCGCGCGCATCATGCGCAACTCGCGCCAGAGTATCTGATCGACTTGGCGCGCCGTGGTCGACGACATGATCACGCGCGCGTCGGGCCATGAGCAGTAGTGCCAAAGCGCGATCCCGGCCGCGGTGTGAGACTTCGAAACCTTGTGGCCACTCGCGACCGCAACGCGCGAAAAGTCACGCACGGCTTCGATGATCTCGATCTGTTTCGACCACGGCTCGACGCCGAGCACGTCACGAAAGTAGCGCACGGGATCCTCGCGGTAGAGCGGCGAGGGAAACAGCGTGCGAACGCTGAACTCGTGCTGGCGTAGTAGCCCGTCGCGGATCTCGTCTGCGAACGTAAGCAGCGCCGTGGGTGTCGATCGCGGCCGACCGCGGGCCTTGCGCTCACCCACCTCGGCCGCGATGGACGATGTCACGGCCAAAAGGTTCGCGCCCGCGGATTATCCTGTCAAGCGGACAATCGACGCGGGCGCAAGTGGTAGCAGGTGTGGCGGGGCTAGCGCGTAGGTTCGGTCGGGTGACGCATTTGATCGGCTGACCACAGCATCAGCGCCATGACTGACGTATCAGTCAGCGTTGTCCCGCCCAGTCCTTGGTGCCTCAAGTAATCAGCCACGAGCTCGTCAAGGCACTTGTGCAACTCCACGTGCCGCGCGCGGTGTCTCTCGTGCTGGGACGTCATCGTGCGCACCGCTCGGCCGCGCGCGTCAGCGCTTCGAGTGCGCGCGCCTGTGACTCTTGCGCGCGCACCAAGCGTTCCACGAGTTGGCGATCAAGCGCGGGCTGCGGGTCGGCATGCGCGAGCACGGGCACGATCACGCACAGCAAGATACCAAGCACGCATGCCCAAATGAGAGCGCAGTTCATATGCACGTTCCCTCGTGGTAGAGGTCGCCGCCCGACGTGTCGAGAAACGCGCATCGCGCACCCGGCACGCACTGCGATGCGGTCGCCGTGTCGTGTGGACCTGTGCAGCCCGTCATGTTGCCTTGCACGAGCCCACGCGACGGATCAACCGCCCAGCGCAACGAATAGATCGAGTAGTTGATCAGATTGGGATCGTCGCACCCGACCACGCCGCCTACGTCAAGCTGGCACTGCGTCAGGTGCGGCGGCGGCGGCGTGACGGGCGCGGGCGCGGGCGCGGGCGCGCCAGCTGGCGACGGCTCGGGCGTCGGAGCGGGCGCGGGCGCACCGGCTGGGGAGCCAACCACGGGGGGCGAGCTCGGGGTCACTGGCGTGGGCGCGGCGCTGCCCGCGGGCGTCGGCTCGGGCGTCGTCGGCGTGCCCGCGTCGACCGTGACCGGCTCGGGCTCGACGGCGGGCGCGGGTGCGCCGGCCGCGCTGCCGTACGTCGCGAGCACGGGGGGCGCTTCGCTGGGCGCGACGTCAGCCGCGCAGCCCGACACGTGCGGGAGGAACCCCAACACGAGCACGAAACCCGCAGCGAACTTCGCGCGGCGAGCGGCAGCGCGGCGGGTACCCGCCTTGCGGTGCAACTCGCACTGCACGTGCGTCACGCCGAGCGTGACATCGGGCACGATCGGCGCGGTGCACTCCGTGCAGGTGCCCGCGGCACGGCGAGCGGCACGGCGAGCGGCGAGCGCGTCGGCGCGCTTAGCGCGACACGTTTCGCAGCGGTTGGGCTGATCGACACAACTTGCACAACGGTATGGCGCGAATGTCATTGATCCTCCATCGGACGGGGCGCGGAAACCTTGAGCGACTCGGCGGCGCGCAGCCCCATGAGACTCACAGCGACACCTCAAACTCGATTCCAAACGCTTCGAGCCAGCCGATCGCGGACGCGATGGCTTCGGACTGCGCCGCGTCCAACTGACCGATCAGCCACGCCCAGTATTCGG